CGCCTCCCCGGAGGAGTGGTCGATGTAGCTCTGCTCCGGCACCGTCAGGGTGTTGGTGGTGAAGGTCGCGTCCCCGGTGTAGACCGGGTATTCCGCCGTCAGGCTCCCAAATTCTCCCGTTGCGGTGTCGTAGTACACCTTGTCCGGGAAGACCACCACTTTTGTGTTGATGGTGGCAAACTGCTTTTCCCCGGCGGTGACCTTGCCCACCACCTTGCCGTCATACAGCAGGCTGGTCCCGTCCACCACGCATAGCTTCCCCCGCGCGTATAGGCCAGTGGGGGAGAGGTAGGCTCCAGCAGTTTTCCGCCCGGAGCGCTGGGAAAGGCACGGGAACTGCGCCGAGGAAAGCCCCAGGCTCTCCAGCAACTCTCCCTCTCCGGCCTCCCGGCTGTAATTCACACCTCCGAAGCCCACGATCTGCTTCTTGCTCTTGCTCGCCCCGGAGCGCATATACGGAAGCCTCACACCACCGCCCCCTCTCTCACATCAGATTTTGATAGTACCCGCCCGGCAGCGGCAGGTGGGTCCGGTGGTAGCTTTGCCGCCACTCGTCCAGCGCCGCATTAAAGGCCGTCACGCTGTTGTTGTAGTTGTCGTACTCCCGGTTGTAGAAATCAAGCTGGGCCATCAGATAGAGGTCGTACAGCCTGTCATGGGGCGCGCCCACCAGAAGGGGGAGGTCTCCGTCCTCCGGGAACGCCTCCGCCACCTTGGGCAGCTCCGTCCACTCGCACACCGGGCAGAAGGAGAAGTCCATCACCCTGTTGTACTCCGGCGGCATCGGCTCTCTCTCCTCGCCCTCCGCAGGCTCCTCCAGGCCCAGTCCCTTGCACACCGGGCACTCCTTCACCGGCCCCTTGTAGGCCAGGCCCGGTGTCAGCTTGTGCCGTAGGATGACCTCCCTGTACAGCTTGCCCTCCAGCTCAATGAGCCAGGCCGCCTTGGTCTCGTCGTCGTATGCGTCCGGCCTCACAGCGGCCACCCGCTCGATGATCTCGTTGATGCTCGGCATATCGCCGCCTCCTCTCTCGTGGTCTGGCCCTCCGCCCAAAACCGCTCCAGCCGGACCGGCTCTCGGCGGAAGGGCAGGGGGCAAAGCCCCCTGCACCCCCAGGTTTTCCCTTACACAGCCCGGACCCACACGCCGTTCTGTTTCACATAGACACCGCCGCCCGCCACGGGCACACTCTCCAGCGTATAGCATCCTTCCGAATCCTTGGTGGAGGATACAACGATAGAAGATTTGAGATTAAAAGCGGGGCGGGGCGCGAAATACGCGCGGTACACAAGGCCGTTGCCCACCGCGCCGTCGGTGTCGATGCTGTACGCGTGGCGGGTATCGGAGTCCGGGGAGCGCAGGCCCCAAATGACGGCGGTGGTGGTATCCTCCAAGTTGGCGATGCGCTTTGCGTCGCTGTTAAAGTAGGTAAACGCCTTGCCCTCCGTCTGCCACCCACTTACCCCAGCCTCCGTGCAGGACAGGGCGAAGCCCTTGCGGCGGATGGTATGGAGGGTAGCCACACCGTTGCCCTCTGCCACCACGATGGGCACCGGAACGATGCACTCCCGCACCTCCGGGTCCAGTTTCAACGGCCAGATGCCGTCACAGAAATTGTCCATGGTGCATCCGAAGTACCGATTTTTGTAGGTGCCACTGTCCGACGCGTTCCATGCGATCTCACTGAAAGCATCCTTTCGGATAAGGGTCACCCCCGTGCCCGTGCCGTAGTGGTCCTTATCCAGCACCAGGAACTTGGTGGGCTTGCCGTTCTCGTTCAGCTTGACAAGGCTGCCCGCAGCCAGATTGGAAAGTAACTGTCCCATAACGCTTGATTCTCCTTTCGATTAGGCCGGAAGTGGGCGGTGGGAGGCCAGCCGCCCTCCGGCGGGCTTCTGCGCGGACCAGAGCTGCGTTCAGCCTGGCCCGCATCTGCTTTCGGAGCGCTCCCGTGTCCCCATGCTTTGCATGGGCCTCCCAGGACCGGAAGCTCTCCTCGATTTTCTCCCGCGTGATTTTCCCCGCCGCGTAGTCCTCCTCCCAGCGCACGATGCGGCGCTTCATTCTCTTAATGGAGGACCGCCGCAGCTTTTTCACCACCCTGCCCGTCTGGGTCAGGTAGGTATGAAAACCGCAGAAGTCGATGCCGTTTTGCAGGGGAAAGATATTGGTCTTATCGTTCAACTCCAGGCCCAGCTTGGTAAACTCGCCGCGTATGAGCCGCAGCGCCTCCCGCGCCGTGCCCATGTCTGGGCAGATCACATACCAGTCGTCCATATACATCCCCGCCAGCGGCAGGTGCAGCTTTTCCCCGATGTAGTGCATAATGCCGCAGACGAAGAAAACGGCATAGATGTGGCTGGTCTGGTGCCCCAGGGCCAGCCCGTCACCCACAGCGTCAATGAATTTCTCCATCAGCGATTGCAACCTCACATCGGGAAATCGCAGCCGCAGCGCGGCCTTTAGCCGCTCGTGGTCGATGCTCTGGAAAAAGTGCCGGATGTCTCCCTTTATCACCGCACCCTTGGCATAGTCCCACTCCTTCATCGGTCTGGGAGGAAGCCCGGCGGCCCTGCGCGCCGCCTCGTCCGCCCCTTTCTTCTGGAGAAAATGCCGCCTCATGTGCTTTCCCAGCATCTCCAGGCCGTAGTGGGTCCCCTTCCCGTACTGGGCCGCATAGGTGTTCAGCGTGAAGCTCCTGGACAACTCGCCGTAAACGATGTTGTCCGTGAGCGCGTGCTGCACTACCTTGTCCCGGAAGGTAGGAGCCTGGATAAGACGCTTCTTGGGTTCGAAGATATAGAAAGCATCCAGCCCATCCGGCTGGAATGTCCCCTGCAAAAGGGATTTGGATAGTATCAGCAGCTCCTCGATGGCTCGCGCCTCAAAGGCCGCTGTGCTTTTCTTGCTCCTCTTACACCTGCGTGCCCGTAGATAGGCGTACCACAGGGTCTCAAAGGAGCATAGCTCCTCATAGGTCATGTTCCATCCTCCTCTCGGATGGTGGGGAGCGCTGGTGGCGTTGCTGATAGCTGGCAGTATCTCCCTCCTCGGAGGTCGTGTCGAGCCTGCCAGCGTCACCGCCATGTGTTTATCCCCGGCCCACGGTCTGCTGTCACCAGACCGCTGCCGACGACAGGATATGGCCTCCTTTGATGATGGTCCTCTGCTTTCCCCGGGCGGGTACTCGTACTCGGTATTCCATCAGAGCGGGGCGGGGCGCGAAATTCGCGTTGTACACATTGTTGTTGTTCACCGTGCCGTCGGTGTTGATGTTGTACGCGTTGTTGGTATTGGAGTTCGGGGAGCGCAGGCCCCAAATGACGGCGGAACAGGCCATACCCTTGTATGATGCAGGCGGCTACCGCCGCCGTACACCCTCCGCTCTGGCGATGCGCTCCTTGTCCTTGCCGTGCCATGACGCGCACATATACCGCACCGTCAGCACCATCTTGGACCAATGCCTCGCCTTTTCCGGGGTCACCCCCGGATATTGCTTGCTCTCCAGCAAGCGCTTGATCTTCCGGCCCAGCTTCTCCAGCTTCCGAAGGGCACTTTTTTGGTCCCGGAGCCGGTCTTGGGCTTCCTGCCGGTCCCGCAGGTCCAGCAGATTGGCCCCCTCAATAAGCTCGCAGATGGTCTCCACATCGTTCATCAGAGAGGTGCCCGTGGTATATCGGTATCTCTTGGGGATGACCTTATCGTTTGCGCACACATCGCAGGTGTAGAGCCAAAGGTCGGATGCCTTGGTCCCCAGCACGAAGTCCTCCCCGTTGTCTGTCGGTCTTTCACTCATGGGGGCATCTCCTTTCCCGGATAGCCTCCAGCAGTTCATCGCCGCCCTTGATCTCCAGCACCCTGTCGGGGAGGAGGCGTATCACCACCGGCTCACCCACCGGGGATATGCCTTTCAGCGTGATACCCCCGGCGGAGAAGCCCTCGTCGTCGATGTCCTCACCGCCACAGCAGCCACAGGGCTGCTCCAGCGTGGAGATCAGGTTGGCGATGATGC